GGATTCCAGTTCCAGTTCCAGTTCCAGTTCCAGTGCCAGTACCTGTTCCAGTTCCGGTACCAGTTCCAGTACCAGTCCCAGTACCAGTCCCTGTACCCGTACCAGTACCTGTACCAGTTCCAGTTCCAGTTCCAGTTCCAGTTCCAGTTCCTGGAGTTCCGCTGCCTTTAGTATCAGTTCCCGACCCAGTACCTTGTGTTATTTCTTGAAAAATACCGTCATCAGCTTTTGTTCCGGTTCCAGTTACAACGGGGATATTGACATTAGTGTTTTGACCACCACCGCCAGTAGTTCCTCCACCACCGGGAGTACCTCCACCGCCAGGCGTAAGCGATATATCTACCGAAGCACCACCGGGTGTTGTATCGGCTCCTCCACCACCGGTAGTTCCTCCGCCACCGGTAGTTCCTCCACCGCCAGTAGTACCTCCACCTCCTGCAGCATTAGCCGCATAAATGGCGGCTTGTAATGCCGCATCTTCTGACATGCCACTGTTTTTAGCGTCTTGATACGCTGCCGCTGCTGCTGCCGATGCAGCATTAAAATTTGATGTCCCACCTATAGCGTTGTAAATCGCTTCAGCAGCAGTCCTTGCATCACCATCAGATCCACCAGCACGCTTTGTATCTGAAAAAACTTTTTCGGCAATGTTGAATTTAGTTTCTATTGTCAGGTCTCGTGGCTGTACAAGCTCCTTAAACGGGAAATTAAGACCTGTAAAAACCTCTCCTAGTTCAGTTTGTTTTTGTGCGTCTTTAGTATCAGTTTGGGTTAGTTTGTCTTTTTGCAGGCTTATATCGGCACGAACTTTTTTTGCATCTTCGGGCCTAATTATCTCAACCTGGAAAGGATTTTCATCATCTTGAACTACCATTGATCCATCAGCAAGGTTGATCAAGGAGTACCGATTGCCATTCGCATCTTGGCCAGTTGTGATACCTCCTTCACCACCCGTCTGGCTAATAAATGTGAATCCAGGCAAGCCAAGCGTATTGAATACATCAATCACACCGCCAGAGGGCTTGACGCCAAGCTGTCCTCCGCCGGTTTCTGTGCCGCCAATAACCGCTGTTGTAGTACCTGGGCCACCAACTTGAGACGGCTCGCCTCGTAGAATATTAAGGAACGTAGCGCCACCAGGCTGATTGGCTAAAATGTCCTTGATGCGTGTGTCAAAGTCTGTAGCATAAGAAGAAGAATCTCTTTCAGTTCCTACATAAAGACCTTTACGGGCGTCTGTTACCTCCCCTGTCGATGAAATCGTGTATTGGTTATATCGATCTCCGCCCATCGGAACTTGAAGCTCATAGCTTCCATCGTCATTCAGAGTCACTAGGTCAGGCCGAAACTTAGCAAAGTCTGCCAGCTCACTGACAGGGAATTTGTTTTGACTGCCTGTCCCTGTCTTTATGAACCCTGAATCTAACGTGTCACCGCCGGTAACAGAATCTTGGCCAAGAACTATGTCTGATGCGCTGCCGCCAGGTACGGTACTAACACCGCTGACATCAGCAACGGCAGTGGCAGGCTTATCAATAGCCTTTTGCGATGTTGAAGTTAAAGAATTGGTGAGGTTAGCCGCTGCATCGGCGACATCTAATGGATTTGCGTTGCTTGAACTAAGAACATTAAATAGCCTTGTGGCATTTGCAGCCGTCTGTAAGTCTTGGCTTTTTGTGAGTTCCGCAGCAGCGGAAAGTATTTGCCCTACGTCGCCAGACTGTATGGCCTTTGCAAAGCTGTATCCATTAAGGGCGTCTTTGAAAGTAAAGTTACCAAACAATTTGGTATCACCCAGATTGGATGGCAGAGCATTTTCCGCAAGCATCGTCAGAGCTGGTATGTAATTCCCGGACTTGGCAGCTAAGGCCGCACTTCCAAGCTGCGAGGCTTTTGATGCCCAAGCCGCATCAGCGCCGCCTAATCCGCCATAAGCTCCTAATCCGCTAACAATCGCCCCTGCAATATTGCCTTGAGATGCTTGATAAAGCGCATTAGCGCCTTGCAAATAAGGACGTATTTGATTAAACGTCGTTACAAAATTCTTTCCTGCCGTCACCAGATCGGGCGGTAAATAGCTTGCTAGTTGCTGCGTAATAGATGTTCCGGCCACATCACTTCCAGCAGCCCCCATCAACGTATCAAGCCCTAAGAACCCGCCGCCAGCAGTCGCCCCTGCAAACCCAGCACCAGGAGCCATTGCCCCTAAATTTGCTTCTAAGAAAGCAAGATCAGCTGCTGTCATGCCTGCTGTTGAACCAGCAGCCGCACCAGCACCGCCAAAGAATGGAAGGTTTGATAACCCATAAGCAGCCAATGCCATGGCAGCGGCTTGCTTCAGTCCCTCCATCCAAAAATTGCCCTCTTTAGGGGCTTGATATGATTGTTTTTCGCCGACTGGTACTAACTTGCCGTTTTGTACTACGTAAGCCTGGGCGACTCGATTCTGACCCGCATAATCGCCGCCCGGTGCGCCGCCGACGTAATAAATTACATCGCCCTTTGCAATGTCTTCTGGAGTTGGTTGAATGGAATTGAGTTTTCCATCAGGGCCAATGCGATACGCTTGTAGGAAAGTTCCTGTATATCTATCCGAGGAGCCTGGCTTGAAGAAGGCTTGTTGAATCGTTGGACTCAACGACATCAAGTAACCCTCAAGAAAATCCCTGTCCTCTCTTAAATTTACACCCGGCTTTACGCCAGTAACTGCCTCAGTTTCAACAGGAAGATTTGCATTGGCTATAGCAAGCGATGGGCCAAGAGCTGATGAAGTTGCATACCCCGAAGGTGCAATACGATCTTCAGATTCTTTTGAGCCATGTAATAAATAGTGCAGATTAGCAAACTGGTCAGGCGTCAAGGATTTGTCTGAAGCTTCGTACGCAGCAGCAACGTCTGGGTATCTGTTTAAGTAATCATTGGCATAAGTCGCAGAAGTTTTGGTCGCAGTCAATGGTGACGTGAAGGTCGAATCTGCCGATGCTAAACTGGCTAATTGATTAGCTCCAGAGACACTAACTGTATCTAAAGGGCTTCCTACTATATTTTTAGTCGCCGACATGTCATTAACAACAGGCGAATCAGCTAAAGCGGTTGCTCCTGCTTTAGTTAAATCTATAGTGCTTGCATTTATCGCCGTGTCCGTTAAACCTGTCGGCGTTCCTGTTGAAGTAACTGCTGTTGCGCCTGTTGGCGTTCCTGCCGGTGTTCCTGTTGGTATTCCTGTTGGGGCACCTGGCGTTTTTTGACCAATTTGCAAAAAACTATTAATGTCGCCTACTGAATAACCTGTTGCATTGGCAAAGTCCAACGGTGACAGACTATTGTTTTGCATGTAAGCATTAAGTTTTTGAACCCTTTCATCAAGTCCGTTATTGTTAATAATCCCTTGAAATACTGCGTTAACCTCGTAAAGACTTGGTTTGTTTGTTACGTTTGTAGCGTTAACTACATTACTGGTAATGCCTGTTGTGGTTGAATCAATATCGCTTGTAGCAGGTGTTGATGAAATAAGTGTATTGAGTGGACTTGTTCCTTTGTCTAAAGTAGCCTTCCAATCGGTCAATTGATCTGCTTGGCTCTTAGTTGTGTAAACATCTCCTAAAGCATTAAACGATCCAGTTGTCTTAAACGTGGGTATTGATTGACCCTTATATGTAGATCCAGGATCAGTAAAAAGATCGCTGTATGTTAGTCCACTTTTGTCTGCAAAGTTGAATGTTGATTTTTTGAAAACGTCAGGATTCCCGTAGTACACATTGCCGTATGCGTCCTGTAGGTAAGCAGTATTTGCTTTGTTGTCGTAACCAAATCCTGTCTGAACAGCACCCCTTCCTAAGTTGCCAAACTTAAATGTCGTATCTGGGGCGAGGCCACTAAGGTTGTAGACTTGGTCGTACTTATTTTCAGGCGTAACAAAATTTGCGTTGGGGTCGCCGTATATTAAATATTCATTTGTTTCAGGGCTACGTACAGCACTTATACCTGATGAATATCCTGTTATGGTTGCTGGATTTATTCCTCGCTGGATGTAATTTCGCAGCCATTCATCTGCCGTAAGCCTTGGAGTCCCGCCGTCTGACATACGAACTCCAGACAAGGGAGACATGCCATCGTTATCTGGCACGTTGGCATTCATATATTTTTCAAGTGCCATTTATGACCTCGAATTCACTGCGCCAACGACTGCCGAGGCCCAGTCATTCCAATCATCAAAAGAATAAGGCTCTGGTATAGCTTCATTGGCAAAAATGTCAATTGCTTTCAACCCAGCGGCCCAAGATTTCCATTCAACATCGGGGCCAGGAATTTGCAGCTGCTGCCCAGAATAAGCCTCGCACATAAGCGCCGCCCAAGAGTCAAAGGTGTGATAACGAGGATCATAAACAAGTGCAATTGTCATGCTGTATAGCCTCTTACATCACCAACGTCGGCATCAACAATGATTTTACCTGCCTGGTAGTCGCCGTCCACCTGGTTGGATACAAATTTCAATCGCAACAGTCGCCGTTGCTCTTTCATGTCAACTTTGCCTGTTGTTGCATCAAACGTATAAGGTCCAGTGATTTGATCGGGCTGATCTGGATAAGGTCTTCCAACGATATAAAGGTCAAGCTCGCCCTCTAAAATAAAGTCCGGCTCTACACGCTCCAATCGCGTCCAGCGGTTTTCGCCAACAGGGCTTGGTTGTGACGGGCCTCCCGCAATCAGGCCCAGGTCCGAGGTTGTAAATGAACTTTCAATGGCTAATACGTTTGTGCCTTGCACAAGGTTTTTGCCAACTTCATGCTGCCATAACGAGACCATTTGCATGAGCGAGTCAATCGTAATCTCAAAGTCAATCCCAACACCATCAAGCGTTGCTGTAAGCGTATCGCTTACCGTGTAACCTGACCCGCGATTATTGATGACAACTGAAATGACTTTTCCGCCTAGCACCACCATAGTAGCCGTGGCACCTGTACCTGACCCTCCTGTAAGATCTTGGTAAGCATAAGTGCCATCTGCATATCCCGACCCAGGATCTGTAATGCTTACTTGATTAATTGCGTTTACCGTATTGACCTCGTAGCCCGCCTCCACTGGGAATCGGAATACCTGCGAAAAATAACCTGCAGAACGCTGTACGCCATAAGCCTCGCCCGAGTCATACCAAACATTTTCACGGATGTTATAAATTATGCAGTCCGTACACTCGGTGGCACTACCCCTTGGATAGAACCACCATACTTCACCGAATCTTGGAACTTTACATGCCCACACCTTCTGGCGCTGGGTGTAGTTCAAATTGTCAAAGAAATAGTTTTGATTGAATGGATTGGGAATTTCTTTAACTACGCCGTTGTAAAGCAAAAATCGATCAACGCCCACCCAAAAGTAAATGCCATCGTACTCAATGACGCCAGATGATGACAGGAATGATGATTGACTTGTAATGATGTCATACCGCCAATAAGTGGCCGCAGCAAAATTTCCCGTGCCTGGAACTCCAAGGGTTTGAGGCGCATAAGACACTCGAACTAGGCTATCTAAAGACCAAAATAAGCCACTTGGCGCATTTGATCCGCCTCGAACGGGCAAGCCTTGCAAGATCTTTCCTGTCGCTGCATTGACCCGATTGGCGTCTGCTGATACCCAGTCATCAATGTCGCCTGCTGAACAATTCCAAATTAACCCATCATTGCCATAAACAAATACATAAGGATGCAGCGAGACAACGCCGCCAGAGATAGAAACTTCATTGTCAAAAGTCAATGTTGTTGTGCTTGATGCCGTAGCATTAGCGCTGAGCGTTATAGTCGTGCCAACAATTGCAACTACTGTTGTGGCAGCAGGAATGCCATAACCCTTGACAACCTGACCTGCCGCAATCTTTGGATTGATTGCTGACAATGTCACAGTAGCAGATGCGTTGGTTACAACACAATCTGCAACAGCAAATAATCCGGCGGCCCAAAGTACATTGCCCGTTAGAGGACCACAGAGAAGTCTCGTATTGGTTTCTGCGTCAATGTTGTCAAGATCTTGAGATGGATGTGCAAGCAATAAGTTGGTTTGATAATCAACCGTATCGGTAAACGTATCAAACTGCCACGAATTGTTATCAGACGCTACAAACGGCGAATCTATTGTCGCTACTTGCAAAACAAGGCCAGAACCAGTGCCGCCAATGTTTGTATTAGCTGTCGTTAACAACTCTCCCTTTACATAATGAACCCCAAACCCCGTGATTGTCGCTGCGGTGATAACACCTCCTGCCACAGTAATTGTGGCCACAGCACCGATGCCCGTGCCTGAGGTGGTATATGACAGCGGTACGTTGGTGTACGTTGCATTGGTATAACCAGAGCCAGGATTGGCAATTGTCAGCGCCGTAATAGGTCCAGCAAAGCTGTAATCTTGAAGACCTGCTCCCACGCCATTGTTATTGACTGGAACAACTTGCAGCCCATCGCTGTACCCACTGTAAACATTGTTGAAAAGGTTGCGCACAACAACAAAAATTCCTCGGGATGGACCGGCAAGACTGTTGACAATCTCTCTATACCCACCCACTTTTCTTGGTCTGCTTCGTTGAAAGCGCACCCATTTGCCATCGGTATAGAACTCTTTGTCAAAAAGAGTCCCGTCCCGCTGTATTCCTGGTTGAGTATCAAGGGCAAAGACCTTTTTGGTCATCAGAAGGTGCCCCCGCTAATGCCTCCGGTAAAGTTACCAGTGCCAGTCACGTTAATACCTGATGCGGTGACATCTAAAACTAAATTACTCAATATAGACACGCCAAAGCGTCCAGCGCCAGGCCTGTAAATGCCTGTGTTGGTCTCAGAGCCAAAGTTCAATGATGGACTGCCAGCAGAACCATTAACCAGGCTAAAGGACGTACCGCCAGCCTGTGTGGTGTTGGCATTCAGAATATTTGTGCCATCACAAAATACCGTGGCTTGGCCTGCTGCAGGCACAGTGGCCGTATTAGCTCCGACGGCACCCGTTGATATGGTCAGCGTAAAGCCACCTGCCGTGGTTTGATTGCTGATTACATAAAAGTTAACGACAGGTGGAACAATAATGGTGACATTGTTGCTTAGCACACCATTAAAAATCATGATCGTGTTAGCAGCTTCGTTGGCAGTTAGCGTGTAAGTGCCATTAGTTACTGTTTTGGTCAGAATGCCAAACTCAAACTGCGTGCTGACACCATAACCGATCGTGACAAATTCAGTGCCCGTGGAAACAATGAAAGCTGACTCATTAGGAGCAAATGCTTTGGTCAAGCCGCCGTCAATGGTTTGAGAGCCTGGCGCATCAAGCGTTAAGGTTCCCGTGCCATTGTTCTTCAACAGCATGAACCAGTTATTGCCTACAGTAACGGCAGAAGGCAGTGTGACCGTGGTAACGCCACCAGACCATACATAAGTCTTAGCGCGATCGCCATCCACAAAGGACTGGCTTGCAACGACTGATTCGACTGGATGGCTTTGATTGAGCGTTAATCCCGAGGCCAGAAGGCCTGAGCCAGCAAGGGTGGCGGCATCTGCACTCGAAGTACCAGCGCCAAACTCGAAGTTGGCCCAAGTGCCTTCTTCATCACCATTATCAGTCAGGTAGATGTAACGCGCAGTTCCCGACGTTATTGTGACAATGGTTGAGGCACCGTCATAAGTCGTAACTGTAAAGTCTTCAGCGCCTACGTTCCTAATCAATGCGTCTTGACCCACTGAGACTTGATTAGCCTGAGGCATTCTCAACTCAAGGCTTGCAACCGTTGCATCAACGTCCATGATGCGTGCTGCTGGCGTATCCGTGGTCAGATTGCCATTGATGGGCCATACCAACTGCAAGTTGGCAGTCAGTGTGATGGACTCATACGAAACGTCAGTAGGCTGTACAACGTCGCCTGTAAACGGACTGGTATAGCTCATGATTAACTATCCGCGGCAATGGCCTGTCGATCAGCAATACGCAGCTTATCTTCAGCCATAAGGGTTTGTATGATGGCGTCATACTGCGCCTGCCATATGGGTGTGCGCTCATCGTTTTTGAGGAATGGCATCGCTTGCAGTAGTGATCCATAGAGCAATGCTTGAGGTGCGTACACCGTGAACCAGTTGGTTTGATTGGTCGAGTCTAGCGGCTGCACCCTCTCGTAGTAAAGCACCTCAAAGCTATACGCAAGAGTCGGCGTTGGAGCCACAAACCAGTGCGTGTAATCGTAATCACAATAAAACTTAGGAATGTCAGTCTGTGTTGGGTCTGGCCAGTATTCACGCAGGTACTCATACTTTCGTAGCAGCACAGGATAACGCTTGCCTGCCACTGTGATGTTCATGGAAACTGTCTTGTGCCACCGTGCAGGCTTGTCGATAATTGGATTAGCAGCATTCATCGTGCTGTTTTGCACGGTCAAGTTGCCAAGAAACTTGATCTGGCTTGCAATGACTTGCTCGGCAAGTCCAATGAAGGTGGGAATGCGAGCAACAGTCTCGGCGTCGGTGCGCTCCAGGTATTGCTGGATGTCAGTCACCAAGTTGTTGTAAGTCATTGCGTAGGCCATTACCACACCTTCTTCTTGATCGATTCGGGCTGGGGCACAAACTGCTTGCCTTGCCTCATGCCTT